CATGGCCGAAACGCTCATTGGCGAGAAACATCTCCAGCGCATCCTCCAGCAGCTTACCCCTGCCCTGCAGCGCAAGCTCACGCGGCAGTCGGTAAGCAAGGCGCTTTCGCCAATGGTCAGCGCGGCAAAGCAAAAGGCGCCGCGGGAATCGGGCCTGCTCAAGAAATCGCTGGGCAAGAAGATCAAGAGCTATGCCTCCCGCAATCGCGTGGTGGGCATCGCCGGCCCGCGCAAGGAAACTGTCGGCGAATATAACGGCAAGCTCCGACGCCCCGTGCGCTACGCCCACATCGTGGAAATGCGCCACCAGCCCTTTATGCGCCCGGCCTTCGATGCCACCCAGAGCACGATGATCAGCATCATGAAATCCGAGCTGGCCGAGGGCGTGGTGCGCGAGGCCGCCAAAATCCAATGATCGCCGCCTATCGCGAGATTCTCCTGGCGGATCCAACCGTCGCCGCGGCCGTTGGTCAGCGCATCTATCCCGGCATCAAGCCGCTGGACCAGCGCCAGCCCTCGATCGTGCTGCGCCAGATCAGCGACGTGCCCGATTATCACTTCAACGGTCCCAGCGGATTTTCCGATGGGACGATCCAGGTGGATTGCTGGGGGCCCGATTACGCCAGCGCCAAATCCCTGGCGGATGCCGCGCAGACCGTGCTGGAGAATTACAGCGGCACTCCGGCCGCCGGCGAGCCGGTGGGCTGGATCGAAATCTCCAATCGCTTTGACATCGAGCCCGTCATCGAGCCGGGCAAAAACGAGCCGTCCGAGCGCGGGATCCAGTTCGACGCCGAATTCCTTCGCATTTAACCCTTGAGGAGCCACCATGCCGACCAAAGGCCACAGCACCGTCGTCCAATACAACGCCGCAACCACCTATGCCGGCTCGTCCTCCTGGACGACGCTGGGGACCCGCATCAACGATGTGGAGCCCGGCATGAACGAGGCCGAGGACATCGATATCTCGCACATGTTCTCCGCCGATCAGCGCGAGGAGTTCACCGCCGGTTGGTCCAATTCCGGAGAAGCCAAGCTCACGCTCCAATACGTCAACACGGAGTTCCAGAACATCCACAACACACTGTATCGCCAGGACAAGGGCTGGCGCATCGTCTTCTACGACGGCTCAGGGGTGGGCTGGAGCGGCTACATCAAGAGCTTTGGCCCCAAGGTCGAGCGCAAGCGGATCGTCACCCAGGAGATCACGATCAAGATCTCCGGCGCGACCACCTACTTCTCCGCGTCGTAAGCGCGTCAAATCCTCTCGGCAACTCGCCCCTCTCGTGATCTGGATCCCGCTCGTCATCTTAATACTGCTGTCGGCCGCGTTGCTGTGGCTGGTGGCGATCGATTTATTTGAAAGGAAGTGCCTCGTGATCAAGACCCAAGCCCTCACCGATGCCGTTGCCGCCAACACCGCGGCGGTTCAATCCCTCAATGACAAGCTCGCCGCCGGCGAAACCCTCGCCCAGCAAGCCGTCGATGCCGCTGCCGCGCAGATCGCCGCGAACACGGCCGCCATCAACGCGATCGTCACTCCGCAATAATCGCTTCGCAGGCCCATTTCCCCTTAGAGAGGTCTCCGGCTCAATCGCTGGAGGACAATCATGCTGAGCCGAGAGCTCCTGTTAAAGCCCCATCTGCCGATTGAAAAGGTGCCCACTCCCGAGCTGGCGGCCGATGGATTCGTCTTCGTGAAGACACTCAGCTCCGCCCAGCGCGATGCGTTCGAAGCCGAACAGCTCGCCATCAAGTCCGCCGGCGGCAACAGCCTGGAGAATTTCCGGGCCCGCCTGGCCGTGCGATGTCTGTGCGATGGGCAGGGCAATCGCATCCTTGAGGATGCCGACGCTTCCGCCCTGGGCGCCCAGAGCGCTGCCGTGCTGGATCGCATTTTTACCGTGGCCAAGCGGCTCAACGGTCTGGGCGAGGATGACGTCCAGGAGCTGGCAAAAAACTCGTCTCGCGGCCTCTCCGGCGATTCGCCTTCCGCCTCTGCCTGAAGCTGGGTTGGCCGCACCCCGATCATCTCCTGCAGTGCCTCACGTGGCGCCAGCTCATGGAATGGCTGGCGTTTCACGAGATCGAACCTTTTGGGGATCCGCCGGCGGACTGGCGCGCCGCGACCATCGCCTCCGCGATCGCCGCGGCGCATGGCACCGCCGCCAGCCCGGCTGAATTCATGCCCGATCATGCCGCCAAATACGAAGATCCTCCAGAGCCGCTTGATGATGAAACCTTGAAACGCAAAACGCTCGCGGCGTTCGGAGTGGGGTAAGTCATGGCCACCATTGCATCCCTCGCGGTCAAGCTGACCGCCGACATTGGCAGCTTCGGTGTCAAACTGAAGTCCGCCGCTGAGTCCGTCTCGCACTTCAGCAGCGAAGTCACGCATAGCGTGAAGCACCTCTTCCATTGGAGTGAGGCGATTCTCGCGCTGGCCGCCGGCGGCAGCCTGGAGATGCTCATCCATTCCCAGATGGAAGCGATCGATCAGATGTCCAAGTTCTCGGATGTGACGGGGGTCGCAACTGAGGATCTGGCCGGCCTGCATTTCGCCGCGTCGCTTAATGCGGTCTCCGCCGAGGCGCTGGACACGGGGCTGAAGAAAATGCTCATCACGCTGGGCCAGGGCGCGACGGACATCGGGCAGGGCGCCGAAAAGCTGGCCAAGTTCGGCTTGAATGCGCAAGCGCTGGCAGCGATGCGGCCGGCGGATGCGCTGGGTGAAATTGCCGACAAGTTCAAGGAACTTAAAAGCCCCGCTGAACGCGCGGCGCTCGCCGTGGCGGTCTTTGGCAAATCGGGGGTGAGCCTGGCTCATCTGCTTATGCAGGGCTCAGAGGGCCTGGCGGAGATGCAGGCCGAGGCCGAGGAGCTGGGCCTCACGTTCAATCGCGTCGACGGCGCGAAAGTTGAAGCGGCCGTCGAGTCCCTCATCAAGGTCAAAGCGGTCTTTACGGGTATCGGCAGAACGCTGGCCGTCGACCTGGCGCCGTTCATTACCGCGCTGGGTGAAAGGTTCATCGGCGTCGCCACTCATGGCGAATCGATGAGCCAGCGCGTCACCGGCGCCTTTGAATGGATCGTCAAGGCCGTGGCCAGCGCCGCGGATTACGTCGAGCTTCTGCGGGCGGGGTTTCTCTTCTTCAAGGTCGGCGCGCTGGCCGTTACGACTGACGTTCTGGCGGGGATCGATAATCTCGGCTGGGGCATCACCAAGCTGCTCAATCTGTTGCCCGGCGTTGATATCGAGTGGACCAACACCTTCGCCGATATGGCCGATGCAATGGCCGGCCAGATTATGGATGCCACCGACGAAGCAAGTGACGCTCTGGCCACCTTCGCCGCTGGCACGCATTCCGCGCAGGCAGCTGCGTTCTTTGATGATCTTCGGGCCAAGGCCCAGCAGTCCGCCGAAGCCGTCGCCGCCAATGCGGAGGCTATGAACGGCCTGATTGACGATACCGAGTCTGCCGGCGAGGCCGCCGACGGATTGGGCGAAGCGAACAAAAAGGTTGGAGAGACGATCGCCGAACTGGAAAAGCAGGTCCGCCAGCTCGGAATGACCGAGGCGCAGAAGAAACTGGATGACCTGGCGATGGCCGGCGCCTCGGCTGACGACCTGGCCCACGCCAAGGATCTGCTGGACATGATCGAGGCCGCCAAGGCCAAGCCCGAAAAGCTCGCCTCGGCCGCCGCGCCGATCGAGGTGAAGACCCCCGAGCTGCTCCGCGCCGGGTCCGCCGCGGCGCAGCGCGCACAGTTCGAAATGGCGGGGCTGAAGCGATTGAGCAACGATCAGCTTGCCAAGCAGCAGATCAAAGAGCAGCAGACCGGGAACGATCATCTCAAAGACATCGCCGACAACACCGAGGCGCTGGCGAACCTGACCGAGTACGACGCCTTCGCCTGATCCTCCATGATCACCAGCGTCAAGATCCGAAAGCAGTCCAGCAAGATCCAGGCTGGGCGCCGCTCGCACCATCAGGAGTATGTGGTGCGCTTCGATACCATCGCCGCCTCCAATAGCGCCGATGCGATGACCGCCAGCGACGGAACGACCATCGTCCCGGCCTATGGAGAAGCACACTCCAGCGCCGATGGAACCTATTGCTCCAACGTCTCGGCCGATGGCGAGAACAAGAGCATGACGGTCTTCATCGTCGGCGTGGATTTTGAGCAGCCGCAAACCCCCGCCGGCAGCGATGGGAATTATGAGGATCCACTGACCCGCCCGCCGGATATCAGCTGGGATTACGAGGAAACGACCGAGGATTATTTTCGCGACACCGAAGACAGTCCCGTCACCAACGTGATTGGTGAACCCTTTGACACCAACCCCTCGCGCGAAGCGGGCCGGCTCTATATCACCTATGAGTGGAACGATCTGTTCAATGACGCCGCGACGAACGACACCTTCAGCAATACGCTCAACGATGCCAACGTGACGATCGATGGCACGATCTATTCCGCCGGCATGCTGAAGATGAGCCCGATCAAAGCGCGAAAAGTCACCGAAAACGTAAACGGCGTTGCCACCACGTATTATCGCAAATCGGTCGTCATCAAAGTCAAGGCCGAGGGCTGGGACGATACCTTCGAGAATCGCGGCTATTACGAGACCGCCGACTGGATCCCCATCACCGACGATGCCGGCAACCAGGTGGCCAAGCCCTGGCCGCTGGATTCATCCGGCAATGCACTCTCCAGTGGCGATCTGGATCCCTCTACGCTCACCTTCAAGCCCTATGAGCGCGTGAGCTGGGCCTCGTTCAATTTCGCCTAACCATAATGGCGATTCCTACCAAAGCCTCGCTGGACCGCATGGCCGCCGCCACGAAGCTCGTGGAGAAGCGACTGAGGCTGGATCTGCGCGGCAAGAAAAATCCCCCGCTGATCGCCCGCGGCGGGGGCGGCACGCAGATCGTCGTTCGCATCACCGGCAGCTCGCAGGACGGAACCAATAAACGATGGTCCTACGATTTTATTGAAGTAGAACAAGTCGCTGCCGGCTACGGGAACTGGAGCGACAAGAGCGGCGGAATCACCGGAACGATGCGTAATCTTTTGGAAGATCAGAACGCCGCTTCCGGAATCTTTGGAAATGGTGTGGACTCTGCAAATCTCACTGGATCATTCGACGTTCAGCCAATTCCAACAGGGACGAGAGTTGCCATAGTTAAGCAGGTCGTCATCAGTGGCGTAACCCAGTATTGGTGCTCGGTCGCCAATGGAATTGATGGAGGGTGCGGATGAGCCTCCATCGAAAGTGCTGCTGTTTCTGTGCTCCGCACACATGGAAGCAAGTCACCATTTCGCTGACGGGAATGAATGACTGCGGATGCGCCAACTCTGGATTTTCAAGCCACAATGTGACGGGAGCGGCTAACACCATCTTTGTGATCGATGCGACAACTGGAGTATCCGACGCAAAGGCCGACTGGATGCAGAGCGACGGGAATCCTGTTTCTTCGATGCACGGCCTTGACTCTTTCACGGCTACATCTGTTTTTAAAAACACGTTTTCCGGGTTTGGTTGTTCCGGCTCTCCGTCTTCTTCTTCTGCGTTCTATTGGTGGCTTTCGTTTTTGGATGATGGATCTTATAGCGTTTATCTGGTGCAAGGGCACAGCGGCACGTTCGATAAGATTTTTCAGGCTATCGGCAGCGTTGGAGCAATCGATTACACCGCGGTCAATTCCATCACGGTAAACAACAGCAGGACGACCTGCTCTACAACCGAGCGGTATAAAGACGGCACGGCTGTCATTAGCTGGGCGTGCTGCTCGCAAACGTTCTGCCAAAAATATGGGCTTCCGGCTACGCTCACGGCGACATTAACCGGATTTACTTCCGGCCCGTCGAATGGCACTTACACGCTTACGCGATCCGGCGGTAGCTGCCTATATACTTATTCTTCTGGCGGGACGGTCATCACGATGGATGGTCGAATCATTCCATCGTCTATCACTGTGACCGTTAGTTCAACCCAATACTTTCAGTGTGGGGTCGCGTGCCTATTGGTGGATACAGATTACAAACAGCAAGACATCGGTGGATCTCCGCAACCAAACGCCAGGGTAAAAATCTCGTTGTGATTTGCCATAAGTGCCAACATCGACAGCCGCCACCACATAGCGGCCCATGCGCCTGCACCATCGACCCCCAGCGTCGGGACATCCTCGTCATGGTCACTCTCTCCCGCGCCGAACTTCCGCAGGAGTGCCCGCTGCGAGCCGGCAATAGGGCATGCATGAGGTGCGGCAGCTTGAATCATGACGTGAGTAAGTGCCCGATCCCCGCTGACCTGACCGTTGATCAAGCTCGCTTCAATGCCCAGAACAATGTCGGCGGCTGCAACTGCGCATAGAATCCGCTGATCATGCCCGATCCCATCACAGGCCCCGCCGGCGAGCCCCGTGCATATATGCAGCGGATCAGCTCACCCACCCGCGTCTGTGAGATCAT